TCCAGTGGGAACTGATTAAGGTTCCACTGTTCGACCTTGGACTTGATGTAGCCGAAAACTTCCGTGACGGCACCCTTCTGGATAGGAGGAAGACCAAACTCTTCACGACTTGGCGGCTTCACTTCGCCGAGGACAATCCACTTGCGATGACGCTCAATCTTCTTGGCTTGTGCTGCGGCATACCCCGAAAATGTAAATTTTGCTTTGTTTGATAAAAACAGATGACGATTTTCTATTAGTTTCGCCATAGTCGGAGCAACGACTATATGGTCGGATAAATCAGTGTAAAGAAGTTCGATGATATTGGGGTTCACTTCCGCCGCCAGAATAAAGAATTTTCTGAGGGTATAAACCGTAGATTCAATTTTCGGGTTTAGAGGATTTTTGAGATGCTCGACCTTGGACGAAACGTACGGACTATTTTCCACTTGCTCGGTCCTATGATATAAATGATATTCTACCTGTGGAGGAGGAACGACAATTCCTTTGACATCTAAATCAGACAGTTCATTTGCCGTCCCATAGGATTGGCTTCCCGCCTTAGTGAGATAGATGAGATTTCTCTGTAACCATTCAAGATTCATAACACATTTTCCAAATCATTTAATTCTTTCTCCATCAGGAGTTTGTAATCATATCCATGACGACCGCAATACTTTCTTCCCGCCATTATCTTTTCTCTGTTGTGGTTGTAATCCATCATCGAGGATGGCTTTATTTCCACTACAGTTATTTCATTCACCAAAAAATCGGCATAGTAGGAATGGTCATTCCCGCTATTATCCTTATACGGTATCACAAACGGCAGAGTTTGTAAAGAAGATATTTTAGTGGCAGTTTCACAATATTCCAAAAATCGTTTTTCATACGAACTTTGATAATAAAACTTCCGTCCAAACTTTTGGCTCTTAAACCATCCACGGTCACATTTAGAATATGGATGATGATTTCCGTTTAGCATTGCCTTTACTATGCCTCTCTTATTGGACTCACAGAGAATTGCGTGGTTTTTGGGGTCTTGCCATGTTTCTTTACATCGGCGGGAATAAATTTCCTTGTTTCGTGGGTCTTCATTCAACCATTTCACAAGTGGATTTTTCGTTCCATTGAAATCGGCATGATTTCGGGACATTTTCCTTTTTGTATTTTTAGAGTGTTGTTTCCCGTAAAATGGATTTCTTTCCCCCGATACTGCGATGGATATTTTCCGCCTTTGCTCTTCGGACACAGTAAAACCGGGCTTACGACCGCACGCCGATTTAATACAGGAGTGGGATGCCTTTTGTTTTACCGAGTCGGAAACCATTTTCGTATTCGGATATTTTTCAAGTAACTCGTGGGGAGTGAGATGGTGTGCCAAACGAATATGAGACATCAACGACTTAAATTTTCGGAGGCATATTGGGCAAGATATTAGTTGCTTCATACCATATAAATATCAAGCATATCCAGTAAAGGTGTATTTATTTTGACAAATCTTGGAATGGTTTCGGACAGAGAAGGTCAATAAATTCCATTATCCGTTTATAGACCGCATCATCTTTTGTAAAACTATATCGTTTTGTTGCCGATTCATCTATCCAGTTTCTTAGGTCGGTCCCGAACTCTTCGCTTCTCGCTTTGCTATCACAACAAAACTCAGCAAGGTACACGTCTGGCATCCCAATGATTCCATTTGCCCACGCCTCGGGGTGATGAAGATTTGTTTTCTGATGGTGGTGAATTGCCATCTTTAGTTTGAGTTTGGAGGTTTCCTCCACACACGGTTCAACGCTCGACAAATTCTCAAACTCTATTCCGTAGAATTTACTGGCGTCGTGGACCATACCATTGGCAATAAGTTGATGCCCCAGTTCAATGTCCCCCCTCTCTATGAGTTTCGTCCCCAATAAAACGCAATTATCCTCCACATTGCGGATATGACGAGTGAGTCGTGTTATTTTATTCAACACATCATCAATGTATTTTTGCGACTTCTTTTTCATTTCAGTCCAATTGTAGCAGATTCTTGCCAGATGTCAAGCGAGCATATTTATGGATGAACTTTGGTGAGATGTACGGGACTATATCGGGGGTTTTGTAGAGCGGTATGTAGGGGGCGTAAACCGCCCCTGTTTCAAGGAATTGAGAGCCTTTGTAGCCAACCAAATAACTGCCATCGGGTTCGGGGCGAGTACGAAAAATCTCCCGTTTCCTCTCTTGAGGCTTGAAAACCGATAGTGAAACTCCAAAAGCACTGGCGAGGACACCAAGGTTTCTGAGAAAGCCACGTCTTGTTAATGCCATAGGAACCATTTTACGTTGTTGAAGGCCGAGAGGTCTTTTCCACCCGCATACGATATGCTGCTTTGGAGTGCTTGTTTGATTTCAAGCAATCGTTCCTCGTAAGTACAGGACCGCTCAATTTCAATGGTTTGGCCTTCGACATGGTTATTGTGGCCCTTGGCTTCATAGGAAGTAGAGCCACGGTAAATCTTCTTACCGTGTTCAATCTTGGCGGGAGAGTCAATGCATTCGGCAAACCAACGTCCTGACATGACCATATCGGCACCCAAGGCAAGGGCTTTGGCAACATCCCCGAAATGTTTCAGCCCACCATCGGCAATAATGGGAACGTCATAGTGGTCATCCCATCGGCATTCCCATACGGAATAGGCCGTAGGAACGTGGAACCCTGTCTTGTAGCGAGTTGTACAGATGGACCCGCCTCCGATGCCCACCTTGACCGCATCAGCCCCAGAATCGCACAGAAACTTGTATCCGTCAGCCGTGGCGACGTTACCAGCGATGAATTTGGGTCTTTCTTCATAGGAAGGGTCAAACGCAGTGTGAAGGTATCGAAGCATCTCTTTCACATTGTCATGGTCCGCATGGGCTACATCCACAGTCACAAATGAAGGAGTTATGACAAGACTGTCAATGAACCTTCGGTCTTCATCCTTGACTCCAATACTGATACTCAAGTTGTAAGCATCAAGTTTATTTTGAACTACTTCCTTGGTCACATTCCCAAACCGATGCATGATATAGAAATAGTGATGTTTGGCGAGGTAGATGGCATTTTCCACTGAAATGACATCTTCCATATTGGCGGGGATAACGGGGAGTTCGAATTTCTTTCCGAGAAAAGTCGTGGAAGTATCCGCCTCGTCACGGGATTTCAATACCGAATGCTTCGGTTGCAGGCAAATGTCATCGTAGGAGAACAGGCGTTGTTGCATAATACTCGGGAAGTATAGCAACAAGGGGAGGAAAGACGCAACTTATTTTAATGCGTATCTTTGAGGTAGTCGGCTTTACCAGAGTAGTGGTTGATAACTGCCTGATAAACCTGTTGGTCTAACTTGGGGTCGCTGATTTCCTTACCACAATGCTCGCAGTCGGCACAAGCAATGTAGTCGGAAGGAGATTCGATTTCAACATCAATGTCGGTCAACTCGCCGCAATGCGGACAATTCCATTGGACGCTGGTGGATTGTGTGCGCTGACCTTCTTCGATGTCATCAAAACCTCCGAACAAAGATTCATCCCCCTCGCCTGCACGTTTCAATGCTATGGCGTATTTGATGAACTTTTGAACGAATGAAGGGCTGTAAGGAACTGGGACGGGGAAACTTCTTACCACGTTATGTCCGGGCATGTTATTGACCATTTCGTTATCGTAATAACGTTCTACCCGTGCTGCCTTGGAATCATAGCCAACACTGACTTGGACTGTTACAAAGCCATTGAGATAGTATTCTACATAGTCTCGTGGCTCATCCCCATGTGGTTGAAATCCTTCGCTCGCAAGGGCAGCATACACTTCTTTCCTGACTTTGGTGATGACTGCTTCTGGGTCTTGGTCTTCAACAATGCTCGTATCGCCGGGAGATTGGAAAGGAGTTGCACCCGCCTGTTGAGCATAACGCCCATGTGGGTCGCCTTCTCTGACAGTCTTGCGAACAACGTCGGGAGAAGCTTTTGCTTTCCCCTTGAGTGCGTCGTGATAGCCAATTGACGCCACGTTATCCAATGTGTCTTTGGGCTTCTGACCACTTCGTTTGTGTGCTTCACCAGCACTGTATCCTTGCTCGTATCGTTTCCAAGCATCATCTTTAGGCTTTGGTTGTTCCTCTTCGAGCCTAGCCATCTTGGCATTCATCTCGGGATAAGGATTCTCTTGTGGGATGTTTGGACCTTGAGAGGTCGGGTCAAAAGCTTCGGACAGCAGGTTCTCTTTCAAAACCTCCATGATGCATTCCTTGATTAAGTGAGCCGCTTGGAGACGACGTGGATTTCCATATACCTTCGTCTTGCGTGGAGCAGGCTCAACAATAACCTCTGCAATACATTGCCTTATGAAAGACGCCATCTTCTTGTTATGGCGTAAAGGTGAAGGTTTCGTCGGTTCAACGAGGACTTCGGCAATGCACTGTTTCAAGAACGCTTTGGCATTCATAATTATCCGAGTTCAGAAAGGATATTGCGAACGATGTCATCCGTACGTTCCCATCGGTGTGTGACAGGATTCTGCACGATGCCTTCGGAAAGTGGAATTTGTCCAACTGGGGCCATGAATGCACCCTGAGTGGATGGGTTTGACACGAAGTCAAAGGCAATCAGTTCAAAGTCATCGCCAACCATTGCCACGGTTTCCGTAACCTTTTTGAGGGTTCCGAGACCACGACTTGAAATGCCAAGCTTGATGCCATTGCGAAATAGCTCACGAAGGATGTTTCCATTTGGAGTCGTCAAAACTTCAACAGTTCCAACTAGGTCATCACCATTCCAGTGCATTTCCGTTACGGCATGAGACACGTTTTTGAGATTGACTACCGAGGACTCTGGGTGGTCCAATTCTCCCATAGCACGGTGGTCCATGATGAACGTCTGGGCATACTTATTGGCCTCACGGATAAGAATCTCGTCGGGGTAAATACGCCCGTTCTGGTTCTTCTTGCCTTTGCGTTGCAGGACTCCCTGTACTGTGAATGGTTGATTAGGATGCGCCGTTGATTCCCGAAGCATTCGTGGGTCTTCTTCGAATGTGATGCATTCCACTAAGAGTTTCTTTTCTGCGTTATTCATA